GATGAGGCCATAAGCACGGCTGAGGGATTGGATGAAACGGATTATTCATCCGGGTCATGGGCGGTAGTCGAGGCCGCGATGACAGCAGCAATAGCAATCCGGGAGAACGAAAACTCCACCAACGAGGCGTATCTGATCGCGACCGATGCTCTGGTTGACGCCATGACAGAGCTGTCGCCTCTAACGTGCGCGACGCCTGTAGCGGATCCCGCAGCGGGAGCGGTTTTAATCGGTGACACAGTGGAACTGACCACCGAGACAGACAACGCTCACATCTACTTCACCACGGACGGCAGCGCTCCGGACGAGGACAGCGAAGAGTATACCGAGCCCATCGAGATCACCGGAGCGATGACCATCAAGGCCATTGTCGTGAAGGGTGCGATGAACAACTCGCAGGTCCTTAGCGCAGCCTATACCATCCTGGTCGTGGCCACACCGACCGCGGATCCGGCTGCCGGCGAGGTCGCCGACAATACGCCGGTGGCGCTGGCCTGCGGGACCTCTGGGGCAACGATCCGCTTCACCCTGGACGGCAGCACGCCGGATGAAGAGGACACCGCCTACAGCGAGCCTATCGTGATCACCGATCCGGTGACCATCAAGGCCAAGGCATTCAAGACCGGGATGACGCCGTCCGGCGTCTTGTCGGCCGCCTATACCATAGCGTTGTAAAGAAGGAGTGATCCACATTGAGCGCACTGAGCATATCGGCATTGCCGCTGGTAAAGCAAAGGCTAAACCGACAAATAACCGATACGTCGCTGGACACGTATCTGGCGCCGTTAATCGAGTCGGCTGAGCTCGAGCTGATCAGAAAGGGAGTCATCCTGCAGGACGATGTTGATGACATCATGCTGCTCGTGGATTACGCCGTCTGGCGTTACAAGAACCGAGACGAGCCCGGAGGGATGCCGCAATGGCTGTCCCTCCGGATTCGCGAGCGGTGGCTTTCACCAAAGGGGCGTGATGCCGTTGATACTTGACACAGGGATCTGCAGCCTGTACTCGATTGAGAACACGGCCGCTGCCGGCAACATGCCGGCAATAGGTCCAGTGCTGCCGGCATTCTCGCAGCCGTGGTACGGAGAACTGGACTTCGAAACGAACCCTGTATTTGAAACAGAAATGCAGGAGAACGTGGAGATCAGCGCCAGGATCCGTATCTTGCAGGACCGAAGGGTCAGCCGGCAGACGCTTGTGATCCTTTCAGACGGAAAGCAGTACAAAGTGGAGCGTGCGTTCCACGGCCGCGACAAAGAAAGCGGCGAGCTGATTACCGATCTAAATCTGAGTCGGGTGGTGAGCACGTATGACGTTACTGGAGTTTAGGGATCTGTTGCTTTCAGCGGATCCGCAGGCGTCGCACTACACGTCCACGCTCACGCCGAACTATACGGTCTGGCACGAATACGGCGAAAAGCCGCTGATGGCGGATAATGCCGCAATCGAAACAGTCCACAAAATCCAAATAGATCGGTTCACGAAAATTGAATTCGATCCATTGGCTGACGCGATTACACAATTGCTTAAAACCAATGAAATAGCCCACGAACATCTCACAGACTTTGAGCAGGACACCGGATACATTCACCACATCTGGGACTGCGAGGTGGACTGATGGCGAGGTTCAGCACGTCCGGTATCGATGAGATCATCGATCAGATGAAAGGAATGGGAGCGCTCATCAGCCCAACGGCTGACAGAATGCTGATGCGCGGCGCCGAGGAAGTCAAGAAAGCGTGGAAACTCTCGGCAGCCATGCACGGATTCAGGCATACCGGCGACATGATCAACAGCGTCGGGTACAGAAAAAAGCCCGATGAAGTTGAAGGGATCAAGAGGGTGGACATCTACCCTCAGGGCAAAGACCGCAAAGGGATCAGGAACGCCGAAAAGGCGTTCTATTTGCATTATGGGACTTCCAAGGTGGCTGCATCCAACTGGGTCGACGAAGCCGACGAACTGTCAGCGGATCCGGTGCAGGCTGTCATGGAAGACGAGTTTGACCAATTTCTCAGAGAGAAAGGAATGATCAGGTAAATGGCATACATAGGATTGAAACATCCTGTTTTCGCTCCGATTTCGACGGAGCCCGCTGGCAGCTTGCCAACGTATGGCACCGGCTTCGTGGTCGGGTACGCAATGGAAGCGAACGTCTCGATCGAGCGGTCGGACGCCAAGCTCTACGGCGATGACGCGGTTGTCGAATCGGAAAAGAGCTTCTTAAGCGGATCGATCACGCTTGGCGTGACGGATCTAAGCGCTGACGCCATCGTTGCGATGCTCGGGTCCATGGAGAAGACCGTGGACGGACAGGCTGTGATTCGCGACGCCGGCACGTATAACGCACCTTACGGTGGCTTCGGCTACTACAGGGTGCGCAAACTGGCAGGCGTTCGGAGCATCCGCGCATTCCGCTACTACAAGACGCAGTGGGTGATGCCGTCCGAGGAAGCAAAGACTAAGGGCGAGACCATCGAGTGGCAGACGCCGACCATCGAGGGCGAGGTCATGTCCGTCAACGACACGGATCAGACGTTCCGTGACTGGGCAGACTTCGACACCGAAGTCGACGCGATTGCCTGGCTGGACGAATTCGCCAACATCGGCGAACCGGCATCGAAGACAGCATTGACGGCAGCCATCGGTGTGGCCTCGGCGCTGGATCCCGAAGTCTACACATCGGCAAGCTGGGTGGCTCTGGCCAACGCCCTGGCCGCGGGTGTGATTGTGGCAGCGATGACATCTCCGTCCCAATCGCGCGTCGACGCGGCTACGGCTGCGATCGCGGCCGCGACCGCCCTGCTTGTTGAAGACGGGGCATAAAAGAGAGGAGGGTAAAGGGCGGTATGATCTACCGCCCTTTTTCGTATGAGCGAAGAACTATTTACTCTTAAAATCGGCAAACAACAGTACCGCCTCGAGTTCACAACGGCAGCGATGCGTGACATCACAAAGCGGTATGGCGGTTTGTCGCAGATGGCCGGGGAGCTTGAAAAGCTTGGTGCCGGTGCCATCGATGAATTCGCATGGCTGATTGCTCTTTTGGTCAACCAGGGCATTGCAATCGATAACGACGATAACGGGAAATCGGATCCGTTCATCACTTCGGAGAAGGTCATGCTCCATATGAAACCGGGGGCTTTGATGAGAGCCAAGGACGTGCTCATGGGTGCGATCAACGAAGGCATGAAGCACGGGAGCGAAAATGACGATGAGCAGGATGAGGTTCTCAATGAGATAAAAAACGCGGAGAGCGCAGCGGACCTGTAATTCTGCTGCGCCTTATTGAAATGGGTCTGATCGCCGGCCTTTCTATGCGTGAGATCTGGCGTACCTCCCCGGGGGCGATTATCGGCCTGTTTTATATTCGCCGTGAATACGACGAGCACCTGCACGGCATCAAACGCAAGAAGCGAAAGGACGGTGATTGGGAGTGAAACGCGAGATTAAGACCACGCTGGCGCTTGACGGCGAAAAGGCATTCAACAGCGCCATGCAGCAGGCAGCGAGGGAAATGCGCGTTCTCTCTTCCGAGAGCCGGGCAACGACATCGGCTTTTGGCGAGAATGCCGGGTCCATCGAGGGATTGACTTCCAAGAACACTGTGCTCTCGAAACAGATCGATCAGCAAAAAGAGATCGTAGCCGCTCTGGCGAGAGCACTCGATGAAAGCGCAGCTGCTTACGGCGAGGCTGATCAAAAGACGGATGCGTACCGTATCAAGCTCAACAACGCAACGGCTGCACTCAATGGAATGCAGAATGAGTTGTCGAGCAATGAGACGGCGATAGAGTCGATGCAAGCTGAAATGAACCCGAGCAAGCTGCAGGGCTTCGCTGGCGCTCTCAAGGCGATGGGGCAAATAGCGGGGGGCGTCGTAACGGCTGGCTTGCAAGCCGCCAAAATAGCCGTGGTGGCCATTGGAACGGCAGTGGCAGCGGCAGCCGTTGGAGTGTACAAAATTACCACCGCGGCCGGGGACTGGGCGGATGAACTGCTCACGCTCTCTCAAAATACCGGTGTATCGGCGAAGACGCTGCAGGAATGGACGTACGCGGCGAGGTTCGTTGACGTTGAAGTCGAATCGATGGCTAAGGGACTGAGCAAAATTGTTAAGGCAACCGGCGCAGCTGCCAAGGCAGGACAGGGCTATATCCAAGTTGCCGATGGACTGACCGTCTCAATACGAGATGCAAACGGACAGCTGCGTGATTCTGAGCAGGTGTTCTATGACGCAATTGACGCTATTGGGAAACTCACAAATGAAACCGAGAAGGAAATAGCAGCGCAGGAACTGTTCGGGAAATCTTATCAGGACATGATGCCGTTCATAAACGCCGGGAGCGATGCGCTCAACCGATACGCAGCGGAAGCCGCGGCGGCCGGTCTGGTGCTCAGTGATTCGATGATTGCCAAGCTCGGTGAATTCGATGACGTCATGGAAAAAACGGACGCGCAGCTTGACGGTCTTGGTCGACAGTTCGCCGTTATCTTTGTGCCGGCAATGCAAGCCGCGGCAAAAGGCTTCAGCGCCTTCATGTCGAAGATCGCAACGGAGCTTGAGGACGGGTTGCAGCCTCGAGACATCAAGGTGATCGGTGAATACTTGGCAACGAACCTGGTCGAAGGATTAAAATCCATATCCAAATACGTCCCGGACGTGGTGAAGACTATTTCTTCCATGCTGACGGAGGTAATAAACGTCATTGTCGCGGTCATGCCGGAATTGCTGCCGGCATTGCTTGAGGGTGCGACGTCGCTCTTGACCGGGCTCATCGAAGCGATTCTCGAGAACGTCCAGCCGATTGCCGATATGGTGGTCCAGCTTGTCACGGTCTTCGTGGAATTCCTAGCTGAAAACGTTCCTCTGGTGATTGAAGCCGGCTTGGGATTGTTCACGGCCCTGGTCAATTCGATACCATTGGCAATACCGGCGATCGTGGCCGCAATACCGCAAATCATCACGGGGATCATTACCGCGATTCTCGCGGCCATTCCGCAGCTGATCAACGCAGGCGTGCAGCTGCTCATTGCGCTCGTCAATAATCTGCCGCTGATCATCACAACCATCACCGCGGCAATTCCGCAGATCATCGACGGCATCACAACCGCATTGACTCAAAGCATCCCTCAAATTGTCAATGCAGGAGTTCAGCTCTTCGTTGCCCTCGTAAAGAACATGCCGGCAATCATCGGGGGCATCGTCAAAGCAATCCCTCAGATCATGGCAGCCATACTATCGGGATTTGGATCATTCGTGGGCGCCATGGCGGATGCAGGGCTAAACCTTATCAAGGGCTTGTGGGAAGGAATCAAGAGCGCGGCAGACTGGGTGTGGAACAAGATCAAGGAGTTCTGCAGCGGGATCCTGACCAAGCTCAAGAACTTCTTCGGGATCAAGTCTCCGTCAACCGTGTTCGCCGGCGTCGGCAAAAACATGGCGCTGGGACTCGGCATAGGGTTCGCGAACGAAATGAACGCTGTGGCCAACGACATGCAGGACGCCATACCGACATCGTTCGACGATCCGACAGGCAGCGGACAACCCAAGCGATCTGGTGCCGGTGGATTCGTGCTTAATCAAGTAAACAATTTCACCAATTACACAACCAGAGACGGAGCCGCGGCTGTGCGCGATCTCAATCGTCAGCTGGGCTATAACTATTAAGGAGGGGACAAGGGATGAGAAGATTCAAACTGATCAACGGTGAGGGCACAACGTATGATCTTTCCATCCCTGCCTCTTTCCTGCAAAGCGTTGACGGCCTTGGCCTGTCACGCACCATCAAAAGCGTCCAGGCCGGGTACGATTTCATTGAGACTGAAAATGAGCTTGAGCAAAAAACCATCTCCGGAGACATCTCTTTTAAGGGTGTTACCGGATACAGCGAATACCAGGCATTCATCGACTTTTGCTCCGTGCTGCCGCTGACGTTTTGCTACATGCCGGAATCGACATGGTATTACATCGATGTCGCCGTCAAACGGATAAAGAAAGCGGAGATCGACCGCAAACGGAAGCAGCTCATTTGCCCGATAGACTTCCTGTGCATGGGTACGTGGTACGACATCAACAGATCCTTCAGGGCTGAAACGAGCGACGCCGAAGGGAAGACCTACCCGTACACGTACAGCTATACGTATCTCGAAATAACGGCCGGCAGTGCCATCATCAACAACACCGGGAGAATTGACTCGCCGTGTGTGCTGCATATATTCGGACCCGCAGAAAACCCATCATGGGCGTTGATCAAAGACGGTGAATCATTGCTGACTGGTAAAGTCATTGCGACGATTCCGGAAGGAAACAAGCTCGTTATCAACGCATCGCCCAAGGAAATGGAGATCGCAGAATACACGGCTGCCGGGGTTTTTGTGGCCAACCATTACCAGAACAGTGATTTCAGCACAGAGCGGTTCATCATTGCACCGGTAGGCGAGAGCATCGTTACGTTTGCCCACGAGGGAGAGGCGCTCTTGAACGCCATCGTGGAGGTGAAACAGCTTGCCGAGACCGTATAAGGTTGAAATATTCGACAGGGAGTTCGCGTTCAAGGACTTCACTCCTCTGAGCGACAAGACTTTCTTTTTCGATTACCTCACGCTGGAAAAGACAAAAGTCACCATGCCGAAGATTAACGCCGAAAAGGGCGACTTCGTGCACGTCACGGACTTCTCCGGCAATGTGATTCACCAAGCGATCGTGGCGGAAGTGGTTAAGGGAAAAACGACGTATGAGCTCAGCTTAGCGCCGCTGCAGTCGCTGTTTGATCTGACCGTGTCGTTTGATCGCACGGATCTCGCTGCCGGAACCCTCGAGGACTTCATTGCCGGTATCATCACGGACATGTTTATAAGCAACGCAGACACGCTGCAGAACATCACGGGGCTTAGTGTCGAAGCGCTGACTAGTACGAGCAACACGGTTCTTAACCTCGAGAGCAACATCGATAACCTCTACAGCATCATCGTTGCCGCATTGAAGGCATACGGGATCGTGGTATCGATGGTCATGGACCCGCAGGAGCAAGAGATCAGAGTGACAATCCAGAAGGTAAGCAGCACGGCCACGGTGATCGAGGCGGGAATCCGCAACGTGCTGGACAAGAATCTGGTTATCGGAGATCGCTCCGGAGCCGTAAACAAGCTCACTTTCATCAACCAGGACGACGAGACTGAAACGGTCACTTATTACCTGCACACGGATGGGACTGTCAGCACGATCAACAGCACGCGTATATCGCCGGTCTTTGCATCGACTGAGTACGTCAACGGCAGCGACTTCGCGGCAAATGCAGAAAAACGAGCTGTGGAGGCATTGACTCCGCAGCAGTTCAACAATCTGATCGAACTCACGTTTCGACGCGATGATCAGATCATTGATGTAGAGACAATGGCCATCGGGACCATGACCAGCATCATCGATGATGGAAACGTCTACAAAAGCATATTGACGGGCTATGCGAAATCCGAAGACTTGGTCACGTTGGTCTTTGGAATCGTACGTGTGGACCTGACGAAGAAGCTGATCATTGAAAGAAGAACAAATGCTGTGCAAGCACCGATACCATCGGTCGACTTGTCGGGTGTTGGCAACGTATTCGGACCCTTGTCGCATGCTGCAGGTCTGGTGCCGATATGGAATGGGACGCCGGATAGCAGAACCTTGTTGGCTGGTAAAGCTTTATCAGGAGCGGATGATGAAATAGTAACCGGTACAATGCCGGCTGATGGTCAATTGGTTAAAGCGAATGGAGACGGTGATCTTGTGGGAGCCGGAGTGGCTGCCAGTTTATTGACTGACCTATCTAATGGCAGCGTATCCGCTATTGCACGCACCCGCCCTCTCACCGCGATGACATCCAATAGTGCTCCGTCTCCATTGGCGGCAGCCGCATCAAGTGAAAACAGCAGCAGTTATGCTGCATGGAAAGCGTACAACCGTGATTATTCCGATGCTTACGGATGGGTCAGTGCAAGCGCTGACAGTACGCCGTGGATTTATCACAAGATGGATATTGCGCTCAAGAACATCAAGCTCACGATTCGCAATCGTACAAGGGCAGGGCTCGTCAACGGTGTGATTACGGCTGACGTTTACGGGAGCAACAACGGCACGGATTGGACCAAGATCGGCGAGATCGGCACAGCGAACGCTTCACCTGCGACGGCGAGGGACGGTGTAACGTCGGGCGGCGGTGCAACCCAATATTCGTTCTTTCATGAAACGCCTTATCTCTACGTCAGAATAAACCCGCTAACGTGGTATCAGGATAGCGGCACTACTTACGTATCAATCGGCGAGGTTTATCACGATGGACAGGGTCAGATATTTGCTTAAGGAGGATAACGATAATCATGTCTATCACTTTGAAACAATTCAACGAAGCACTGATCACGCCCGAGGATGACGCTCTGCTTTATGATCACCTGATCGGCGAAAGCGGGATATTCGAGGGTTGCGTGGTCACGCACCTGGGCGCGAACCAGCTGCAGATCACAGCCGGCCGGGGGATCATCAAGGGCAGAATCTTCGTCGTTGCGCAGCAAACGATTATGGCGACAGTTTCAGACTCGGGAAGCAAGCTGGGACGCCTGCTTGTCGAGGTCGATATTGAGAACGCTGTGACACCGATCGCATTCGTCACGCAAATGGCCGCATCGCTGCCGGCACTGACGCAGGAAGACATTAACCGGGACGGTGCGGTGTATCAGCTGCCGCTCTCAACGTACAGCATCACGGAGACAACCATCAGCAATCTGGTCTCCGTGGCCACAGCTCTATCAGCTGTTAAGCCTCATAGCCACGTGGTAACGGCATCGAGGGCAATCGTGTCGAATGGAAGCGGAGTTCCAGTGGCTGCTGCGGTCACGGCAACAGAACTGGGATATCTTGCTGGAGTTACAGGAAATATTCAGGAGCAGCTCGATGACAAGGTTGAGCAAACCGACATCGATGCCAAATTTGTCTACGCCGCGGAGGAGCCGGCATACGTTGCCGGCCGCATTTGGCTGAAACCGGTATCGTAAAGGAGAGAAAGCCATGGCTTACCATGATGTACTGGTAACAAAAGACGTGCACGGGGACCAGGCTGTTCCGAACATGAAACAGGGAAGCTCCACGGCCCTGCAAATAGGGAAGGCGAGCAGCTACAACAATACAACGGTGTTATACCCGAGCCTCGAGGCCTTTGCCGGATTAAAGATCAAAAAGGTCGAGCTCATCATGTATCAGACAGCGATCGGGAACGCTAACCAGCTCAACTTCTCGGCGAACTGCATCACGGAAGACTGGGAAGAAGACGAAGTGACGTACAACAACCTGCCGGCGTATTCCGCGACGGCCGCGGTAAATCTGTCAATCTCAACGAATACGGCGGCATGGCGGTACTTTGACATCACCACCTTGATTCAGGATATTCTGTACAACAGCCGAACCTATAAGGGTATTCTATTGCGGCAAACGGATGCAACGACCTCTGTCGTTAAGCAATTCGGGTCAAGGGAATATGGAGCCGCTCCCCGATTGCGCATAACGCTCGACGGAACGATCCGGTATGCCGCTGATGATGTACACAAAGAATGCCTGATGTATTTGGCCGTCGATGGGACGCATAAGCTCGTTAAGCCGTATTACGGCGCAGGCGATGCCTATATTGAGATCGGAGAGTTGTAAAGATGAAATTCATACTCTGGCTTTTGGACCTCATCAAGAGGTTCTTTTTAATGCCGGCACCATGGACCGTGAAGCCCATGGGGGAGACGGTGACACCGATCGTTAAGCTGGAACCGCCTCCGGTGATTGTTGAGCCGCCTCCGGATGAGACTGTATTTACCATCCCGGAACTGACAGACGTTGAGTGGTTGGAGCGGATCATCGCGGGCGAGGCACGCGGTGAGCCGTTGGAAGGCAAGATCGCCGTTGGCAATGTGGTGCTGAATAGGGTGCGAGACCGACGATGGCCCGGCACGATCAAGGGAGTCATCACGCAGCGGGCACAATTCACGCCCGTTTGGCTCTCGGACGGAAAGCCAAATCCGACGTTCTTTAGTCGCGAAATATCGGCTGAGGTCAAGGAAGCAGCGGCGCGGGTGCTTGCCGGAGATAAAGCCGTGCCGGACGATTACTTCTACTTTTCCGTGGGACAGGCCACAAAATATGCCAAAGATTTCCTGAAAATCGGGAACCATTGGTTTGGCCGCGATATCCGAGATCCGGATTTGGAGGTTGAAA